AACTTTAATTCCGCCTAAAACACTTGCCGTTGCAATTGGTAGCGGCGTGGCGTCGGCGGAAAGCACTCCGCTGACTGCGTTGATTGTCAGATTTGACCCAACTTTAATTCCGCCTAAAACACTTGCCGTTGCAATTGGTAGCGGCGTGGCGTCGGCGGAAAGAACTCCGCCAGTGATTGTCAAATTTGATCCAATCTTAACGCCTCCCAAGACAGACGCGGTCGCCGTTGGTAGCGTATAGGCCACATAATCGGACTGCTTGGAAATCGCAGTAATGCGACCGTAAGTATCAACCGTGACAGTCAAAAATTGAGGCGTGGTGGCGCCGTATGTAGCCGCGGTTGCTCCGGAGGCAGGAAGACGCCCTGCCGCGAGCGTGCCGGACGAAATATTCGTCGCGTTGGTTGTGTCTGTCACCGCGGAAGCGGCGAGCGCGACCATCGTGACATTTGACAGGCGCCCCTTGGAATCAACCGTGACCTGTGGCACCCTAGCAACGCCGGACTGAATGACGTTGTACGCGCCGGCGGACACGCCGGTCGGAGTCAGCGCTAAAACAGCCGAGCCAATTGAGGAAGTTACCTCTCCCGAGAATGCCGGAAGCCTTCCAGCCGGAAGCGTCCCGCTGCTAATGTTTGACGCGTTGGTCGTGTCAACGTAAGCAGATCCAGCCAGAGTTGCCCAGGTGGGGAGCGTGCCGTTGCTGAGCAGAACCTGGTTCAGCGATCCAACCGACAAGTATGTCGTGTGAGTTGAATCGGACTGGTAAACCAAGGAGCCAGGGAATCCACCTTGCAGAGACCCGTTAAGATTTGCGGAGACAACCGAGGCAGAGAAGTTCCCGCCGCTGTCGCGTTGTACTAGAGCTCCAGGAACGTTGCCAGCCGCCGGCGTGACCCAAGCCAGGTAGTTTGTGCCAGCAGAGCTCAAAATCTGCCCGTACTGGCCAGCAGGAATGAACGTCACCGCTTGAGTGTCCTGGAACGCCCGAATGAAGTAGCACATGAGCCCTTCGTTGGCGTTTCTGGTAATCCCAAAGACAGTTGCTGAGTTTGTCGGATCGCAAGGGATGATCCACTTTACTTTCCCAGAAGAAACATCTTTCTGAATGAGTCCGTACAGAGCCAAAGTCAGATTGTCCATCATGGACGGCACTGACTCATGCGAGACGCTCGGATAAGGAATGTCCGCGTTGCAGAAGTTGTTGTAGGCGTCTCCCCCTCCAGAATTACAGTCGCATGACATACTTATTTCCCTTCAGTTTTTTCGGGTTGATGACTGCTCCCGAAATAAAATGAGACAATCATCGCCCAGGACGTCCCGAGGCTCCCTACGAGCATCTGTAGCTCGGCGTGGCCTTCCCACATTTTGAGGTCTCCGGTCATTAGCCCGATCAAGATACCAAAAAACCCAATAGTGACAACACCAGCCAGCATTGGGACTGTTTTAGCCCCCGTTTTTGCCTGCATATCCCTGGCGCTTTGCCGGTCCTCCATCTCGAGCTTTTGCACATCGATATTCATGGCCTTCATTTTCAATTGAAGGTCGGCGTCAGCGGTCTTAATGGCAGCCAATTGCTCCGCGGTCAGAGTGTTCTTTTGAAGCGCATTTTTAATGGCTTCCGGCGTCTTTTCGCCGCCCATAATATTCCCAATTGCTTCAACCGCGATGCCGGCCAATGGCGATCCCAGTAGTGATGCAACTGTCGGCGCAATTTTTTTAAGCCACTCCATTTTTGCGGTCCTCCACTATATCAGAAATTCGAGCTACCCATGCGTCATCTTCGGTGACGTCAAAGTTAGCTTTCACCATGTCCAAAACTCGAGTCAGCCAACCTCCAAGGTATTTCACTGATTTTGGGTTTTTTTCTGCCAGCTTTTCGTAGAAATCCGCTTTCATTTCGCAGATTCTCAACGCGAGTTCTTCAACTCCAATATTTCCGCAAGCGGTCAGTACTGCTGCCTTTGTTTTTGGCCCCATAACGCCGTCGTCGTGCGCCCCAACTGCGCGCTGCAAGAACTTTGTGACCTGGCCGCTTCCCATATTCACGCAGCCGTCAAAATAGACCGCATTAAGGGGAAATGGAAAGTCGTCGCAGTGAGCGTCTTTCCATTCCTCCTGGTAGATCTCCGTGGCCTGCTCTAGGCTCAGCGTTTCAATGCAAACGCCAGGATGGGATCGAGCGTCAACCCCATAGCGGGTTGTGCCACCAGGATCATCCTTATCGTGCTCTGTGGCGACATACTGGTCGTCGCCCCAGTGCTTGGGTTGGTATTCCGTTTCGTGCTCTAATACAAATTTCAGAGCCTTGGCAAAGTCCTGGTTCATAAGCGGTGACTTGGCCGGCCCCATTTCTGGAGCCGGCCCGTGTCAACGTTCAGGATTAGAGGCCTGTTGCGCAGGGCAGAGCGGCGCCATCAAACTGGCAGCGCTTGTACAAAACCGGCAATACGTTCTGCGGACGAATTGGCTGAATTGCACGACTGATTTGGTAAATGTGCTGGCCAAAATCGCCAAAAAGATTGCAATCATTATCCCTTATGTACGTCCATTCTAGTTCGCCCATTGAGAGCTGCGGAGCAAACTTAAATGTGCCTTCTCCGGTATACTGCTCGGGCACCAAACGCTTGAATGCATCCCCAGCAATGATGAATCCAACTTCGTAAGGAGCGGAGACCCAAGCGGGGTTGCGGCGCTGCGCAAACCCAGTTGTGACCGCTGTCGAGACGATGGGGTTCACCAAGATGAGATTGCCGCTGCCGTCAAAGCCGGTAGCGCGCAAAGGCTGCTGGTCGATCCCAAAAGCAAACCCGCGGTATCCCATAAACTGGTAGCCCGAGATGCTTTCTTCGCCAAGCTTGAAGCTACCAGCGGAGAGATAGAGCAAGTCTTCTTTGACGTCCTGGTCGTTCCGAATGGCTTCAATTGCGTCGGCGCCCAGCATGACCTGAAAGAACTCTCCTTCTTTTGAAGAGAACGGTTCAGCAAGCATTTCCTCGCGAAGGAATGTCCCAAGGCGATACAACGTCTTGAAATTCAAGTGCGAGTCTGTCGTGTTGTTGGCGAACTTCGTGTTGATCTGCTGCATGTCACCGGTCAAATTGTCGGTGAAAGAATGCAACGAAGAGCAGACGAATTTGACGCCAGACTGGAGCAGGTACTGGTAACGAATATCGGCGTTAATGAGCTGGAGGATCGTCTTTTCCAAGGACACCTGGGCTTGAAGGTACGAACCTTTGAACGCAGTCCGAGCCTGCTTAACACAGACCCGAGGGCCGGCGCCGCGAAGCGTCTGGAGGCTGAATTCATATTCGGTGGACCCGACAACGTCAGGAGTGGCGCCAACGCCGCAAAGCGAAAGATCGCTCACGAACGTAGGAGCTGCCAGAGAAGACGCCGGAACCGCCATTTCCTCAACAACCGAACGGACGACATCCGAAACGGAAGGCAGGGTGCCACCATCAATTGAGTTGATGTAAGGGCTTTTACGGGCCAGAACTTTTGCGATCTGTCCGATGATGCGCTTCGTATCTTTGGAAGCGAAATTCTGAATTGTTGCAATTGGAATACAATCGTTTGCCATAACTAAGTCTAAGTGTTGGCGCTATGTATTCGCATCCCACACAGGCGCGAAATCATAACGTCGGAACGTGTAAGGACTCCTTACAGGTTCAAGGTTTTCTGATGTTCGCTGCGACACGATACAGCTTTTATGCGTGTCAGGCGCCAACATTAGACCGTTAGCAGGGTCACCCCATGCGGAGGGGCATACCGAATTGATGTATTTCTACTTAATTAAATGATATTTGCAACAATTATTCCAATTCCTGACAAATAGACTTCATTTTTTCGGATTTCTTTTCTCCGTTAGCTTGGACGTGAATTATCGGAAGATTTAATTCTTCAAGCGTTGAGCCCAGTCCAAGGATTTCAGCTTCGCTCTTCATCCTAGACCCATCTAGCCAAGGTTCAGACAAGAACTTATCCAGGGCTTGAATGATGCATTTCTGTGAAACGTAAAACAAATAAGCTTTATCCTGGGTGATATGTAGCTGGGATTCTAGCTCAAGCTTTCCAGCCTGTTCTGGAGTGAATCCAGCGTTGATAACGTCGTAATGGCTCATCCAGCCCCCCTTCGAGGCGTGAAGGGCGCACCACCTTAGCAAGGTTGCCGAGAACTGGTCTCTGACCGGCCCAGGATGCATATTCTCTTGGGTGGCAAATTCATGGATTCTCCTGGCTAGCTTTGTGGAATACTGAGAAGCCGCGGCGTGGGATTTATTCAGCATTGCCGGCGCCCACCCAGCTTTTTGCCAAGAGTGTTTCCAGTAATTTGCTCGAGCAAACTGCTCGTCCTGGTTTGAATTCAGGACGGCAGAATAGAATGCATAGATTGGCTTCATACATTACCGCCCCCAAACGCGTGCCGCCCCACGTTGTAAACCGGAATCCCAAAGTCGCAGTAGGACTGATGGCCAGCTTTCCGAGCCAAAGCGCAGAATGCGGCGTCGCCTTTGAAAAACTCCAGGGGTGCGTTTGGGCGATTAGGTCGGATGCTTGGGTCGGTTGCTTCAATGTCTTCAAAAACGCGACGGTGAATGAGCAGCATTCCGGAACCGATCCAGTCTACCGGATGCACCGCCTCTGCGTGCTGCCGCGTCAGGGCCACCGCGTTAGGGTGACCGCACGCGACAGCGGCGCCAGCCTGTTTGCCGAAATAAGAGGCGCCCACCAGCTTTCGACCAGCGCCCATGAGCCGGTGAAGAACGTGGCGGTTGATGACATTGTCCTGGACAGAAGCAGGCAGGGCCAATTTGCGACGGGTAAACGGCGCCCGTCCAATTGCCGGAACGATATCATTGCCGACCATAAGCAACCAAGGCGCGTCGGTTTGCAGGAACAACCCAACAAGCTGGTTCTTG